CAGTCACGGCCATGTTCAGCTTGTCAGCCTGTTCGTCATATGCGAGGTTGAGCTCCGGGACTAGCTGGTTCAGGCGCTCGACAACGCTTTGGATTCTGCGCTTGGTCGCGACGGACTTGTCTTCCTCTTGCATTAGAGTGTCCAAGTCGCCGCGATATTGCTTGATGAGCTCAGTCTGAGCCAGATACCCGGCTTCCATATCTCGAAACTCATCGTCGAGCGATTCAAGGCTTTCCTGCGCTCGCTTGACGGCAGGATCGACCTCTGTCAAAGATGAAACAATCGTATAGATAGCTCCGACAGCTACGGCAATCCCTCCGGCAATCCCAACTTTGCCCATCATAGACAGGGCGTTTCCGGCAATCTCAGCATCCGTTGTCAGTTTCCCGATCGTGGTGACGATACCGCCAATCCCTTCGGTCACGCGGCCAATACCGGACAAGACCGGACCGGACGCGGCCCCGATCAAGACAGCCTTAACGACAAATTCTTGTTGTGCGTCGCTCAAGCTGCCGAACCACTCCGCGACATCCTGAAGGACACCGCCGAGCGTCTTCATGACGTCAATCGTAGGCTCAAGGAGCGGCGCGGCCAGTTCCGCGAGCGTATCTTTTGCGGCTTGCTTTAGGTTCCCGAGCTGATTTTCAAACTGATCGGCTTCACGGGCGGCCTGTCCGGTCGCTCCGGAGGCGTCATACATCGCTTGAGCATATGAGAGACGGGCAAACTGCTTGTCCATCTCCCCGAGCTTCTTCCACTCAAGTCCGAGATTTTTTGCAGACCATTCCGCAAGCTGCGTCTCCTTGGCAAACAGACCGATGGCCTCACCGCCTTCGTAATTGCCTTTGATAAAGCTGTTGAGATTGCCTTGCGCATCCTCCATCGACTTGTCAAAAAAGGCCGCTGCGTCGGCTGCCAGTGTCGTTGCGTCGGCAGCTTTTGACATGGCCGCTTCGGTATCGGCGCCCAGCCCCTTAAATTGTGACGTTAGCTTGGTAAAGGGTGGCTTGATACGGTTCGGCAACATCCCGAACTCATCGGACAGCCTGTCAATCTCTTTTTGAGCCGTGTTGCCAAATTCGCCGAAGACTTGTTCGAATTGAGCGTTGACGGCTTCCATTTCAGCGACGGTCTTGACACCGGCCGTTGCTAAGGCGACAACAGGCAGCGTGATGGCCTTGGTCATCTTGTCGCCGGCATTCTTCATCTTTTGACCGGCATTTGTGATCTTCTCGCCGGCATCAAGCATCGATTGGCCGAATTTAGACGCTTTTGCCGTTGCCTCTTCCATCTGCTTCTGCAGCTTCATGAGATCGCCTTCGGCGTAACTCAGTCGGGTCCTGAGTTCCTGCATTTCGGTGCTGTTTTCGTCGTATTTTTCGGATGCTAGCTCGACGGCATGTCTGAGTTCGTCAACTTTCTTTTTCTGGACTTCGTACTGACGTGACAGAATGTCAGCCCGCTCTTGGTTATACCTAAGCTCATTACCGTGCAGTTTGTAAGCGGCGGTCGCCCTGGACATCTCGCTCCGGAGTTCTTTTTGTTCGCTGGTGATACCTTTTAGGGCATCCTCGAGCTTCCTCTCGCCGTCTATGGCAAAGATGGTTTTAATAATCGATGTTTTATTCGCCATTTTACTTGCCCTTTCCGGCTAAATGCCTTCTCCAGATTCTCCATAGCTTATCCGGGACGGTTTTTGCGACTTCTTCGTCTGCCGTATCCACCCAGTGGGTACCGGGCTTTTTGCTCGTGCCATAATGCCGCCAAAATGCCTTGGCTGCGTGTCTGATACCGCGCTTGTCCTTGCCCAAAGGGTAGATGTGAGCCTCGCGGATTCCGGAGCTGCGCCGAGGCTTGATTGTGTAGTCAATTGCCGCAACCATGTCGCCGGTGTCAATATGCTTATGTTTGATTGCCGATCGCTTCCATGCCTCTTTGCATTCCTCGGCCCCTGCCTCCAACATCTCGTCAAAGACTTCGGCCGCGTCCTTGTGCATGCGCTCCATTTCGTCGATCAGCTCGTCCAAGCCCTCGATCTTACACAACGCCATCGGTTTCACCTTCCTTGCCGAACAGCCAGCTGTCGTCGGATTCTTTGACGCCGCTCAATTCGAGTGCCGCCGCTTGCATGCCGCGCATGGTCATCCTGCCGATCTCGGCCAGGCTGAACCCCCACTTCTTCATGATTGCCTGATATGTCAACAGTTCGATGTCTTCGTCAGGCTGACTTACTTGTTGCTGAGTGTTCGGCCACTCTTCGTCGCCTTTCGGCATCCTGCGGACATTCGGTGCATCAAAGTAATTTTCCAGTCCGTCTTTCACCGGCAAATAGATTTGCTCATAGCTCATGTGCTTAACGGAAAATTCTCTTAACTGCATACCAGTTGCGACTCTCAGGGCACCAAAAAATAGAGCTGTGCAGATAGCCGGTTCTTTATATTGCTGCATGATTGATTTGAAGCTCAGACGCTTGCCTGTAATATGTCTGTAATAATCGGAGGCGTGGGCGATGGCGTCATTGCACCATTCAAGCTCGACAAGGACAAACTCAGGCTCTTGCTCTTCTAGCACCTGCTCTACTGTTCCGTCCTCAAGCATAATTTCAACAATTATTATTTCCGGCGGCAAAGCATAATCCGCTAGATTTACATACGGTTTTAGCTTGTCCATCCGTGCCTCCTTAAAGAAAACGGCCCAGACAGCGAATTGCCATCTGAGCCGCTAGTTTTGTGCCTGCCCTCGATTAAGTCGAAGGCGGCATGTACTCTTGAGGCGCTGTGAACCAAGCCGAAGCCTTTGTCGAGCTTGCGCCGGTCGAGTCCTCGCGCATCCTGTACATGATGTGGCCATCTGAATCACGAGCAACAAATGTGCCTCTTAGGCCGGTATGCGTCTGATATTTGATGGCACCTTTTTCAAGCGTCGAGAACGTTTCGCTGAACTCGCGGAAACGACCCTTGTACAGCACGATGTACACGTGCTTGTCAGCACCCGATTCTTTTGACAGCAAAGCCTTAAAGGCTAAAGCGCCCAGCTGAGGCGCATCGGTCGGCTTAACAAGCATACCGCCTGTGCTGTCCATCGTGTGTCCGAGCAATTCTGCCCTGATTGCGTCGGTCAACTGCGATGCATTGATCGTCACGTCGACAGACTGGAGCAAGGAGATTTGATCCTCGATGCTGTCGTCCGACTCAAGGAGACCCTCGACAAATTGCGGATCGAGTGTGACCTCGATCAGCCTTGACAGCTTGACAGCTGTGCCGTAAGTTGCACTCCCTTCGGCCGGATCGGCCGTGAGCGGGAACCATGTCAAGTTGCTTACGCCAATTGGCTTTCCTACATATGTATCTGCCATTTTTCGTTTTCCTTTCTTAAAATTAAATCACCACATAGCACTCGACAATGTGGTGAAAATATCCCGTGTCCGATTCGTAAACCGTCAACGGTTCGTCCATTGCGACATACTCCTGCTCCAAGCGGTCAATCAGCCGCAAGTGCAGGTCGTCGCTTTCGTTCTTTGTGTACCGGTCAACAGTGACCTTGATCAGCCGATCCTCCGGCAGGTTGTCACTCATCGACGTGCTCGGATGATGTGGCGTCCAGATGGTGTAATCCTCGCCTGACCCGTTCCAAAAGTATTTCTTGAGATGTGGATCGAGCTCTAGCAGAATCGCCTTGAGTTCTTCTTGGTTCATCATGTCGGCACCTCCACGACGTCGTACTTATCAGCGCGACGCTCAAGCGACAAGTCCATCATCCGCGGATAGATGTCCGGCGGATATTGGATTTGCTTGATGTCGTATTGTTTGCCGTCACGGAGGCTCACCACGTCATGCGTCGTCACGTCATCGAGGCGATGACAGCGCACCATCATGTGGATCGTCGCCGACGCTTGTTTTGCTACCCAGTACCGATTCATGCCGACCACGCGTTCGTCGTAGCGCAGGCGATACTTTTCCTCGACAGCCTTTTTCGGCATCTCGCCAGGCAAACCGGCGTCAATGACCCTATAGACTGTCAAGACTCCGTCATTCAGTGGATTCTTTGGTCCGCTCATACGCTATACGCTCCTGTTCGAGTTGGAAGGAGTTGAGATCGTGTAGATAGTTAACAAAAAAGGTGTCAAGCTGAAGCGCGTTCGCATAAAAGACGTAATCCTTCAGCAAACGCCGCTCGCCCGTTCCCTCATCAAAGGTGAGCACGTTCCCGCCCGCGATGCGCTCAAGATATGCGACACCGTCCTTGATGTATTCCGTCAACTTGACGTCCAGCTCCTGATCCTGCCACGTGTAGGCTAAGTGTTGCCGGATGACCGGCAATAATTCGACTAACTTTTCATTACTGATCATCCGGCTTACCTCCTAATCGATCGGTTCAATGACCGGGCGCTTGAAGTTGTTCTCGCTGCCGAGCAAATACTCCACGCGCTTTTCTGATGGCTTATACCCTTCGCGTGGGTAGATGTCTCGACCGGCGATGTAGACACTGAAGTTGTCCTTGTCATCCGAGAATGAGACAAGGACCTTGTACCGCTGATCCTTAATTGGCTTTACTGCCTCTGGCTTAGCGGCCTGGTCCTTGTTCGTTACAGGTTTCTTGTCAGCCATGAGCCACCGCCTTATGTGCCGCCGCCAGCAGCCGCCTTAAAGATGGTGACGAACGCGGGGATGGGCGGGAATTCGTATCCGAGCAGCCCGCTAAACGCGAGCGACACCGTACCCTCGGTCGTCGCGGTGATCGCAAGCGTCCACTTCTTCTTGGAGCCTGACAGCGTGCCCTTCGTGGCCGCACCGGTGCCGGCAGCAAGCGTGATATGGCTTGCTTCGAGGCCGGTAACATCCTTGTCGAAGTTGATCTCGATTGCCGTCGTGTCAGCTGAGCCGGACGTGCCGTTTTTCTGCACCAAGGAGAGAATTTGAACCTTGGTATCAGGGTCGGTCTGGACAGCCACGTTTCTAACCTCCGGCACGAAAGGCTCAAGGTTCGTGATATCCACGTAGGCAAACGATGTATTGTCTTTCGGTGTACCGTTGCCGAGTAAAGCGACGGCATACGTCCTGTTTTGTTCGAGGAACTTGTATTCGTCGCTCGTCTGGATTTGCCCTTCGCTCGGACTTGCTAAGGTTCCGAGATAGCGTCCCTTGATGCCGATGATGGCCTTGCCTTGAGCGACGCTCTGGCACTCGATAAAGTCAATCGCATACGGGACCACGTCAATATAGCCGTTGGAACCGAGCACCTTGCGCGCCTTCGTCACCTTAACCTCGTCAGCCGGATTGTACGCAAAGAACGGTACGCCAATCGAGCGATCACGCCCGGAAGCGTCCACCCTAAGCGTCGCAAGGACCGTGCCAAGGTTCGCAACGCTAAAGCTGTTGAGAGCCGTGGCAGACTTGGCAGAATATCCCGTGTCAGGATCAATCGCGGCACTTAAGTCGCGGATCATACCGACAGGCTGATTCTTTCCGGTGCCGTTAACAAAGCCGTCTTCCAGTCCGTAGCTGAGCGAATCCTCGAGCAATGTGCGTACATAGCGGTCAAGCCATGCCGCACCAAGCTTGAGCATGGGTCGTGACACGTAAATAAATGCCGTCAGCTGATCTTTGCCGACATCGATTGATGCGAGCGCTCCCGTGATCTCTTTCGAGATCGTCGCGCCGACCGAACCCCACTGCGCCTTGTCCCTGCTTGCCGTGTTGTATACAAACTTCACATTCTCGGGCAGGTACAGCAAATCGATGTAATTGAGGATCGGGTACGAGCCTTTGAGACTCGCGAAAACGTCCTCCATGATGGTCGTGGGGATCGTCAGGTTCATCCCTGTCACTGCCTGCACGTAGTCGGTACCCTCGAGCGCGCCGATCAGATCACCATAAAACTGATTCTCTTCGGCGGTCAAAGTCCTGACACCACGCTCTGCAAGGATGCGCTGATCGTTCGACGCGACATAATCGCGCTGCGCTTCCTGCAACTCCTCGGCGACAGATTCCCAGTAACCGACAAGCATCTCGGCTCCTTGTTCGACATCGCCGTCCTTCATGAGCTGCATCGCGCTGGCAAGCAGCTCGTTCTTTTCTTTTTTCTTAACGTCCAAAGATTTCATTTGTTCATCCTTTCCGCTGCTCTTGCAAATGCAGCCAAAAAATTAGCGCCTTCTTGGCGCTTACTGTCTTCTTGTTGTGCCGGATCGTCTTCCGGCGGTTTTGCTTCCTGTTGAGATGGTTCGAGATCAACTGTCTCGTAAATCACATCAACGACTCCTTCGTCGCTTTCCAAAGTAGCGACCACTCTTTGCATCGGATATTGCTGCTTGATCTCCTTGTACTCAGACGCCGCCATGACACGATCTGCCAACCCATATTCGACACATTCGTCCGCCGTGAGCCATGTCTCGGCGTCCATGATGTCATCGAGTTGTTCAGCTGTGAGTTTGTCGCCGGCACGTTCGAGATACATCTGTTTGTTTCCGATCATGATCCGGTCAAGATCGTCCGCGGCCTTCCGCAATTCTTTGGCGTTCCCAACGATTGCAGTCCACATGCTGTGGAGCATCTGCATCGATCCCGTCAGCATGATCACCTCATCGCAGCCGGTCAACACAAAGGATGCGGCCGACGCGGCCCATCCGTCGACATACGCCGTCTTCTGCGCCGGATGCCGCAAGAGATGCGCCCGGATACCCATCGCCTCAATGACAGAGCCGCCACGCGAGTTGACAAAGAGATTGATTTGTTTTACGTCAGGATGCTCGCCAAGCACTTGACCAAAGTACGCGGCCGATGTTTCGGATTCTGTTTTTTCGCCCGTCCACCAATTGACCTGATCGCCTTCAATCACGTCGTAAATGTATAGATTCAGCGTCTCGCCGTCTTGGCTCGCATTCGCCATCTGGCGAATGTGCTGACCGTTAATCGTTCTTGTCGATTGCCTCAGCTTCATTCCGTTGCTCCTCCTTTCTGTTCGTCTCCGGCCGCATCAATCTCGGCCGCTGTTCCAAAGTTTTTCGTTATAAGATGCTTGTCCGCAATGGGGTCGTCCGACCTCTTGAGTCCGAGTCTGTCGCGGACGTCGTTGATGGTCATGGTTCCCGATCCGACAAGCTTCTCGATTGATCCTGCCACCTCAAAGAGTTCGAGGTGCTTGATGTTCGACGTGTCGACCTTGACGCGTGTGCCTTTCAGGACTTGCTCTTTGCCATACATCCTCCGGTTGATCTCCGTTTCGATGAGGTCGGCCAAAGGATCGATGCAATCAGTGAGATACATGTCAAAGACCTCTTTCACGCCCGCCGTTTGACCTTTTAGCAGCACGGACGGAATCCCAAAAGCCATCGCTGTTATGTCGTAAATGTCGTCAATCATGGCGCGGTAGTCGCGAGTGATGCCGCCACCGCCCCCGATGGTCCGCTCGGTCGCTTTCGTCAAATCTTGGAAAGTAAAACCTTGCGGAAGAGGGACGACAGCATTCTTGCTTTCAAACATTGGCCTAAAGCGCTCGTTGAGCATTTCCGCCGCAAGTTTCTTTTCGGCTTCCGATCCAGCTCCCATTCCCTGCATATTCAGGATGCCTCGGACGCTTCCGGTCCGGCTTGCATGTTCGACAGCCGCCGACATCATCTTTGCGTAGGCTTCGTAAATGCCGTTGACCAGTTTCTTGACGTCCTTATTGTTGAGTTGGAAATACAAAACTTCGCGCATCTTGAAAGGTCGATCAAACTGAAAGTCATTGACCACAACCCCCTTGAACGTCCAGTCCACTTTCGCCCTGACGTCGGTTGTAAAGGTCTCCGCGATCAGAAGCTGATCGTCGTATTCGATGACAAGCGCTTCGTTCTTCGAGTACAGCCGCCAGATCAGTTCTTGCATCCATGCGCTTGAGTTCTGATTGCGGTTCGGCTCGAAGTTAAAGCGATAGTAGTCATCCTTCTTAACCTCCTCGCCTTCCTCAAACGTCCTGATCTCGCACTTAGACAGTGACCGGGCAATCCGGCTGACCGCCGTCGCGAAAGCCAATTCGCGCACCTTAGCTTCAGCACTAAGCTCGCCAGTCAAGACAAGAAAATCAGTGACCGGCTCTTCCTCGCCGGTAAAGAAGTTTTTGATCTTGAGGAATAAACCCATGCCCCCTCCTTTCTCCTGTTCACCATGTCAGCACGGGCAAGTCTAGCGCCCAGCTGCTTGTCGTGGGTTGCAGGTCTTCATCCACCGTCGCGGCGTGGACCAAAGCCATGAAAGGGTCGGTCTTGCGTGAGCGCGGTTCGATTTTGTCGTATTTATAGTTTCCGGACGCGGATTCGGCCCGCATCCTGACCTTCTTCGTGTTGTTCGTCGCCCAGCGCATGAGCGGCATGTCGCCCCAGCGGATGACGCCCGTCCGGAACCACGATTCGATCACAGGCGAGACGCTTGCGATCTGCAAGGGTCGGACAAGTTTGACGTTGCCGATTTTGCGGTCGTAATTAAAGCCGATCTGTTCTAGCACCTCTCGCATGAGCGCGTATCGCGCATTATCAATCGCCAACGTCCGGATTGAGTATTTTGTCATTTGTTCGGTCAGCCAGTCGGAAATTAAAAACGGGTCAATTTGCGGCCCGTCCACAATGGTCAAGTCGCCGCGATCCTGCCACTCATCGAGCGGCGCTTTGATTCGTGGCCAGTCGGCGGACTCGCGGCATATCCAGCTGTGCTGAATCCAATAGCGTTTATCGTCGACGCGGAACAGCAGGCCGACGCTCGCCATGTCGGACAACAAAGCGTAATCAAGGCCGGCGACGCATTCCATGCCGGTCAAGTCAACGTCAATGGGGCCGCTCGCCGTCATGAGTTCGTTATGCGTCGCGACGATCATCTCACGGCCTTGCTTCGGCCAGCTCATGCGCTTGGTATAAAACGCTTCTTCCTGCTCGCTGTTGTAGCGGATCGTCGCAAACTGCTGTTCGAGCATCGTCTGCAAGCTCTCAAGGTATGGCAGCGACGGATTCGCTTTCTCCCAACACCCGCGGTCAAGGACTTCTTCTTCAGAGCTAACGCGGTACACCAAGGGACAAAGGCCGATGGTGTCGTTTTCGCCGTTGAGCACGTCTTCAACAATCTTGAGTTCCTGGTCCAAGACTCCTTCACGAACCAACCCTTGCGACGTGATCATAAAAAGTCGCGAATGCGGACGCTTACCGAACGAGGCGATGAACTCATTGATCAGCGAGTAGTCCTGGTAAGCAAAAACCTCATCAAAGATGAGGCAAGCTGTTCGTTTCCCGGCTTTGGTCGCGGCGTTGGAGGTGTTGTACTGGATGTAGCTTCGAGTCTTTCTGTTCTCGATATTCGTCTTTGACCGGTAATATTGGCCTTTCAACTTCGGCCAATGATCCTCGATCATGTTGTAAATCTCGCTGAAACTGAGTTTCGCCTGCTCTTCCGAGTTGGCGACGATATCGACGTTGTAACCCTTAACGCCATGATCCGGCGTCGTGAAGTACCACGTCAGACCGGAAATAAAACCGTTCTTTCCATTCCCCGTCCCCATCAGCAAAAAGTACTTGTTAAACAGTACCCTCTTGCCGTGATCTATATAAGCATGGACGAGAGCCAGAACGTAAAGTTCCCAGGGGAACAAGGTAAATCCGAAGTATTTCTCAATGAGCTCCTTGGCGCGCTCGGTCTTAGCGATATCGATGTAGACTCCCGGCTCTTGCAATCGCCGCAAGTGATACCGGACGCATCGTTGCGTTATTTCGTCGGACGGAGTTCGACCAGACAGGATCGCGTTGGCATAGTCGTCGATATAGGCGCATCCGGTCTTATAGTCTGTCGTCGTTCGCACATGCCTCACCCGCTCCTTCCGTCGTGATCTTCAGTTGATTCAGGATCGCCAACATCTGGCGATTGACAGCGACCTTCTCTTTGACCGATGGATTGTTCTTCATCATGACGACGCCGGTTGAGCTTTTGTCTTCGTAAGCGACGCCGCGCTTTTTAATATCTCTCGTGAGTTGTCGGTCGATGTCCCAGAGTTCCATGTACTTATCGATCAAGTCTTCAAAGCAGGTCACATCAGCGCCCATCAGCATGAGTTGCTCCATCAGTGATTCGCGGACGGCGGTCTTCGATTTTCGTCTTGCCATATTGTGACCTCCTTAATTTCCCGTGTGTGCGAGAGAATTTGCGCTGTCGTGTCCCCCCGCCGACTGACGCCCCCCGACACATTTCGCGTTTTTTCTGACCGGGGGTCTCGATTCACCACCATTCATCGGTCAGCGGTTGAGTCGCTCCTCTGTTCCCTCGCTCGGTCTCAATCCGTTCGTGACACTCAAAGCACAGCGCAATAAGCTGTGGCTCCCCGGATGGCAGGACCGG